CGGAGTAAGCGAAACGATTGAAATAGCTAAAGGAAAGAATAAATTACCTCAATCATTAAAAGAAGGTTTTGAACAAATAAAAAGAAAAACAAAATGGCAATAAAAAAAGTATTTGTTGTAAGCGCAGAAACTAAAAAGGCGCAGAAGGACGTAGAGGATTTAACTCAACAATTAGAGATTCAGGATAAAGTTATTAATGATTTAAATAATGATTTATCTAGGCAACAAAAAATGCTAGAAAATACTTCTAAAGCAAACCTGTCTGCTAGAAAAAAAATTAATGATGAAATTAAAAAGACTAAAACAGAATTAGCTGGAGAGAAAAGAGCAAGAGTTGATTTAAACAATCAAAGAAAAAAAGCTAATAAAGATTTAAAAGAAACTGTAAAAAATCAAAAAGATTTAACTGGAGTTTTAGGTTTTGTAGATAAAGCAACTGGCGGAGCATTATCAGCAATGCAAAATTTTGTCGGTAGTATAACAAGCGCAACCAGAGGAATGAAGCTATTAAGAGTGGCTTGGATTGCAACAGGTATTGGAGCATTTGTTGTAGCTGTTACTTCTTTAGCTGCTGCATTCACTCAAAGTGAAGAAGGTCAAGAAAAACTACAAAGAGGATTAGCTGTATTAGGAGCAATTACTAAACAAATAATGGATTCATTTGCTGATTTAGGAGAAGCTATAATTGATGCTGTATCTAATCCAATGGATTCTATTAAAAGTCTTGGTAAAGGCTTGTTAAAATTTGTTACAAACCCTTTTAAGACTGTTAAGGATGCAGTAATAGGAGCTAAAAATTCAGTTAAAGAATTTGTTGATGAAACTGTAAAAGAAGTTAAAGCAATTGATCAAGTTACAAAAGCAAGACAAAAAGCACATCATATAGAAAGAAGTCTTTTAACTGAAAGAGCTGAAGCTAACAGAGAAATAAATGACATTAGATTAGAAGCAGAAAAAAGAGATCAATATAATGCAACGGAAAGAGTAGCCTTGTTAAAAAAGGCTCAAGCTATTGAGGAAGAAATAACTCAAAAAGAAATCAATGCTAAAAAGCTTTTAATACAAGCTCAAGAGCTAGAAATGGCTCAAGGTAAAAATACTATTGAGGATAAAGATAAACTTGCCAAGTTACAAGCTGAATTAATTAATCTTGATACTAAAAAATTAAGAAGCCAAAGATTATTACAAACGCAAATAACAACTGCTCAAAATGAAGAAAAGGCTGAAAAGCAAAGAAAGTTAGATGAAGAAAATGCAGAGCTAGAATTAGAAAAATCTAAAGAGCAAAAGCGATTAGATGACATTAAGGCTATAAGAGATGCTCATGAACAAAAGGTAAAAGAAGAAGAAGCAATTAAAGAAGAAGAAAAAGCAATAATAGAAAAAGAAAAGGCTTTAGCTGAATTAGAAAAACTTAATGCAACAGAGCAACAAAAAGCAGAAATAATTGCTTATTGGAATGGCAAAATTCAAGAAGGAAAAGATCTTGATGCAGAAGCTGATGATGAAAGAGATAAAGCTGTTCAAATGGCTAAACTTGGAATTGCTAAACAATCAATGGCTTTGATTGGAGAAATAGCTGGAGAAGGAAGTAAATTAGGAAAAGCAATGGCAATTGGTCAAGCAACTATAAGCGGTTATGAAGGTGTGCAAAATGCATATACAACAGCTCAAAAAAGCCCTATAACAATAGGGTTTCCAGCATATCCTGTTATTCAAGCAAGTTTGGCTGGTGCGTTTGCTGCTGTAAATATTGCAAAAATAGCATCTACTAAACCAACAGGCTCTAGCGGTACAGGAGGATTAAGCGCAACTGCTTCTGCTCCTCAATCTAGAGCGCCATCATTTAACATAGTAGGGCAAGGAGGAACAAGCCAAATAGCATCAGCAATTGGTCAGCAACAACAACAACCAATTCAAGCATTTGTAGTTTCTCAAGATGTAACAACAGCTCAAAGTTTAGAAAATAATATTATTCAAGGCGCAACTATAGGCGGTTAATATAACATAAATCAAAAAAAAAGGTTTTTAAATAAAATAGAAATGGAAATAATAGAATTAGTAATTGATGAAGAACAAGAGCTATCTGGAATAGATGCTATTAGCGTAGTAGAAAATCCAGCAATAGAAGTAGACTTTATAGCATTAAAGGATCAGGAACAAATTAGACTTGCAGAAGTATCTAAAGAAAAAAAGATATTAATGGGAGCTGCTTTAATTCCTGATAAACCTATATATAGAAATTCTAATGGTCATGAGTTTTATATTTATTTCTCAAAAGATACTGTTGCTAAAGCATCTCAAATGTTTTTAAAGAAAGGCAATCAAAGTAGAGCAACATTAGAACATACTGAAGAAAAACTTTCAGGCATGACAGTAGTTGAATCTTGGCTGATAGAAGATGAAGTTCATGATAAATCTAGAAAATATGGATTAAACATGCCAGTAGGAACTTGGATGGTATCAATGAAAGTAGATAATGAAGAAATCTGGAATGATTATGTTAAAGAAAACAAAGTAAAAGGCTTTTCTATTGAGGGGTATTTTGCAGACAAGTTAAACAGACCTCAAGATAAACAACAAGATCAATTAAGCGAAGAAGAAATTTTATTACAAAAAATAATAGATGTCATACAAGAACAAGAATAATCAACCAACAGTAAGTAGAACAAGCCCAACAGGAGGAAAAAGGGGTTGCTTATGTAAAGACAATACTTATAATTCTAAATGTTGCAATGGAGATTTACAAAATCAAGGGATAGGCAATACAACAGGGCAAAATAGTTGAATTTACAACAGTTTAAATAAAAAAAGGTTTTAATAATATAAATTAATTTAATATGAAAGCAGAGAGTACTCTAAACAAAGTAAAGGTTCTTTTAGGAATGGAAATAAAACTAGAAGAAATGAAGCTAGAAAACGGCACACGTTTTGAAGCTGATAAATTTGAAAAAGGAAGCGAAGTTTTTATCGTATCTGAAGATGATGAAAGAATCCCTGTCCCAGTAGGCGACTATTTAACAGAAGATGGTAAATATGTTTGCGTAGTTGAAGAAGGAATCATTGATGAAGTAAAAGAAGAATTAAAGGAAGAAGAAGAAATGGAAGTTGAGGATAAAGAAATTGATGAAGTAGAAGCAGAAGATGATGGTAAAGAAGCAGATGTTGAAGATTGGGCTGGTATGGAAAAGCGTATCAAAAACCTAGAAGATGCAATTGCTGATTTAAAATCTAAAATGGGAGAAGATAAAGAATACATGGAAGAAGATTCTAAAGAAGAAGCAAAAGAAGAATTATCTGCTGAAGCAAATGAAGAAGTTAAAGAGGTTGAATTGTCAGAAGATGTTAAACCTTTCAAACATAATCCTGAAGCAAAAAATAAAGTAGAAATGAATCTATATGCTCAAAACAAACCAATGAGCACTCAAGACAGAGTATTTAATAAATTATTCAATAACAATTAAAATAAATAAAAAACCAAAAATTATGTCAAATAAAATTGATCTAGCAACAACAGTAAATATCACTAGCACATATGCTGGAGAATTCGCTGGCAAGTACATCTCGGCGGCACTTTTAAGCGCAAGTACAATCGAAGATGGTGGTGTTGAAGTAATGCCAAACGTAAAATTTAAATCAGTTATTCAAAGAATTGAAACTGGTAGTTTAATCGCAGATGGAACTTGTGATTTTTCTGCTTCTTCAAACGTGAATTTAACTGAAGTAGTTATTCAACCAGAAGAATTCCAAGTAAACTTACAATTATGTAAGTCTGATTTCATCAACACATGGGAATCTATTCAAATGGGCTACTCTGCCTTTAATCCAAACGGATTACCATCATCATTCGCTGATTATTTAGTAGGACACGTAGCATCTAAAGTTGCTGCTGCAAACGAAACTAATATCTGGACTGGAAATTTAGGTGGAGCGCAAGCTGGAGAATACAATGGATTAGAAACTCTTGCTGCTGCTGATGCAACGGTAATCGATGTTGCTAACCCAGTTGCTTTAACTGCTGCTAACATCATAGATGAAATGCAAAGAGTTGTAGATGCAATTCCAAATGCGCTTTACGGAAAAGAAGATTTAAAATTATACGTATCTAACAAAGCTGCTAAATTATACATTAGAGCTTTAGGTGGATTTACTGCTACTATTGGAGCTGCTGGTTCTGATAACAAAGGAACGCAATGGTATAACAACGGAAGTTTATCTTTCGGAGGAATTCCAATCTTTGTAGGTAGAGGAATGTCAGATGATACAATGATCGCTGCTCAATCAAGCAACTTATTCTTTGCTACTGGTCTTTTAAACGACTATAACGAAGTACGTGTAATTGATATGACTCCAATTGATGGAAGTCAAAATGTGAGACTTGTCATGAGGTTCACGGCTGCCGCTGCTATAGGAGTAGGAGCTGATGTAGTTTACTACGCAGGATAATTAAAACTTAATAAGGGGAGCGTAAAAGCTCCCTTTATATTATTAACTTATAAATATATAAACTTATGGCATGTGACGTTAATTTAGGGCGTTTAGAACCATGTAAAGATTCAGTAGGTGGTATTATAGCTATTTACATAAATGGAGCATATACGAGCGGATTATTAGATACAGCAACTTTTGAGGCTGCAACTAATGAAATTGAAGGTTTTGCTGCTCCATTAACTTTTTACAAATTCGATCTAAAAGGAGCGAATGGTTTTGAGCAAACTAACGAAAACTCAAGAGAAAACGGAACGAGTTTCTGGACACAAACAGGAACAGTTGTTCTTAAAAAACAAGATAAAACTACTACTGCACAAATGAAGTTGCTTTCTTACGGAAGACCGCAAATCATTTTTCAAGACTACAACGGAAATTATTTTTTAGCTGGGATTGAAAATGGATGCGAAGTGCAAGTAAATACTGCAACTGGGCAAGCAATGGGAGATCTTAATGGGTATAATTTAACAATTACTGGAACAGAGAAATCGCCAGCTAATTTTATTGATCCAACTATTATAGGAGATACTACTAATACTGTTGTAGTTTTAGGAACTTAATTAGTTTTTTACATTGAAGAATTAAGGAGAGCAATTTTTGTTCTCCTTTTTTTTTGATTATAAAACAAAAAAGCAATAAATCGGTTTTTAAATAAAGAAAAGTATAATGATAATTTTAAAGACTGATGCTACCGCTCAAACATTTAAGTTTATTCCTAGAGAATACGCAGCAACTAGCCTTATTTTGACAGATGAAGATCAAAATACTTCGGTTACTTATAATCCTACTTTTACTAAAACAAAATATTATTTG